TAAAAACTCATTAAGTATTTTCTGCTCGGCCGGGCTCTCGTCTTTGTCAACCTCTTTGATGATGTTCCAGTCCGTGCCTGTCGCGTCTTGAGCGGTCTGCCTGACGCATCTGTCGGCGTAGACATTAGACTCGACCACCTCAAGAAATTTTGAGGGATCGTAGGGTCGGGCGACAAGACCGAGCGACCCGAGCTCTCGTGACGTTAGCTGTTTTGATGACTTAGCCACTTTGAGCTGGGTCGCCCGGCTAAACGGAACGGCCTTACCCTTAGATGTCCAGATTAAAACTCTCGACTGATCTTTCGCTGACCCTGTTTTTTCATTATCCATCTAACTAACCTCCGATAATCATAACACGCGACACGCCTGCGCTCAAGGTGTCACCCTCGCCGGTGATGGCATAGCGAGTGCCATCGATAAGATGGTTTTTGTATTCAACCGGCTCAGAGGTAAACTGACCTGAGCGGTCTCGACGCCACGAGTAAGACCTCATCTCGTTATAGAGGTTCTGCGAGCCCTGAACGATTCTGATCTTGAGCGACCGCATAAAATTTATACCAGCCCTGACTGAGTCTTGACCTTTAGCGGCAGGCAGGGCTCTGAGCCCGAGCCGGTTTAGCTCGGCGATCGACTTCGGCTCGGCGGCGTCGCAGTAGAGCCGGTCACGCGGACCAACCCCAAGGTCTTTGAGCCTCTTAGCGAGGTCAGCGTTTGTCAGCCCGGCCTCATAGACGAGTTCCTCAACCCAGTAATAATCAGCTCGTCGATAAACCTTAACAACGGCGGCCGGGTCAATTGAGAAACCAAAGTCAACCCCGTAAAATATCGAGTCAAACTTAGTGTCAGCGGGCAGAGGTTCAACCGGCCAGTCAAAGATAACGCCTTCAGGTCGAGCCCACTCACCGAGCCGGGCTATCTGATACATCTCAGGGCTCTGATACTTTAGCTTTTCAAGGATCGGTAAATAGCGCCTTACCACCTCACGGTTCGGATTGTCGAGAATCGTCGAGCGGTGAACGAAAGCGTCGGGGTCAGGTGTCGCACCGAAGAACCTCTCTTTGAGCCACGGCGCATCACTCTCGACCGGGTTAAAGGTCAAGATAAGCTGGAGATAATCGGCCTCAGCCTCTCTGACCGAGAGGTCGATCGTCTCAAACTCATCTTTCGAAAACTCGGTCGCCTCCTCAAGCCAGGCTGAGGTGATACCCTTAATCGATTTTATTTTTGAGGGCTCATCAATCCCGCGAAAAAGTATCTCCGACCACCCGGCGGGTGACTTGAAGGTCATCACCTGCTCGGCGATATGATGCTCAAACGGGATGCCCTGCTGGGTAAAAAATCGTTTAAAGACCTCAACGACTGAGTCGTTTAGCGTCCGGCGGACTTTCCTCATAACAAGGTATCGATGACGCCGGCGGAGAGCCCGGTAAAACAGGATTCGAGCGGCGGTCTCGGTCTTTGACGACCCTCGCCCCCCCATCATCACGAGATAGCGGGAGGTCACGTTAAAGAGCGGATAAAACCGCTCTCCGACGATGATCTCAATCGCCATCTTTCTTTGCCCCTTGAGACTCGGTTTTAACGACTTTAATCACGACCTCTGAGCTGTCGTCTGAGCTGATGTCAAGCTGACGCTTATCGCCCCAGTTTTTCGGATCTCGGTTTTTGAGCCAGAAAATCTGAGCGGTCACGTCACCTTCAAGTGCTCGCTGATAGAGGCTCTGCTTTATCCGGCTATCAGCCTGAGCCCTGCCCTTTTTTAGAGCATCAAAAAACTTCGGATTTTTTTTCCAGTTATGGATTGTCTGGGTGGTAACCCCGAGGACATAACCGACCTCTTCGAGCGTCAGGCCGAGTCCACCCAGACGCTCGACCTCAGACATATCGAGAGATTTTAATTTCGAGGGTCGGCCTCCCGGGTGCTTCGCCTTTGCCTTAGTCATTTTTTAAGCCCCTCGACAGACATCTCGAGCTTCATCACCCGCTCTCTGACATCCTCAATGCTCCATTTTAAGTGATTGAGTTCTTGACCGATAGTTTGTAATCGGTGTTCTATATCAGCCCCGCAGAGCCCGTCGCGTTTATCAGAGCGGTCAGTTTTAAATTTTGACCATGCGATTAGCCCGGCCAGGATCAGCGTGGCGATAGCGTTAACCACCTCGACAATTGACACCTGAGCGGTCATAACTTTATCTCCTCATTTAGCAATAGCGGCGCCGAGGGCTAACCCCATCCCGGCGAGAGCGAGATAAGCCCACTGCTTATTTTTCGACGACTGATGTTTTAACAGGGCAACCTCTGAACTGAGCGAGGCCGAGAGAGCCGCCTCGCGGTTCAGGCGTTCCTTTAGAGCTGTAATCTCTGAGGCTGAGGCTGAGGCGAGGCGATTAAGCTCAGTGATGAGCTGATCTTTCTTCTCGCTCTCCACGACCACGGCCTCATAAGCGGGTCGCAGAACCTTGAGCTCAAAAAATGCCAGAGACAGAGTCCGCGCTGAGGGCTCTGGTAAGGTATAGAGCCCGAGAGCCGGCGAGTAAGTGACCTCAATGCCGGCCGCGGTTAGCTCTGCGGTTAGCTCGGTAGTGGTTTTTTTCTCATAGGAATCTTTGACATAGTTAAGAGCGGCCTGAGCCACGGCTGTCTGTTTTTTAGCGTTCTCGAGTTCATTAGTTAATTTTGACACGGCGGCCGCAGAGGCCGCTATCTCTGCGTCTCGTTTTTTGATCTCATCATCAAGCGCCTTATTAGCCGCCCTTAGCTCAGCCTGAGCGGCCTCAAGCTCGGCCACCTGTTTTGAGACCTGGGCTTTTATCAGTTTGAGCCCGACGACGATGATTAAAATCGCGACGCAGACAACGATAACGTCGACTAACCTCGAGCGTGAAGTCGCCATCTCATTCTGCCGCTCGTCGTCTAAAGAGCTTCAATAAAACAGGAACAATAACGGCGGCGATAGCTGAGATAGTAGAGATTGTCTCATTAGAGATTGACACGTTAAAAAGACCGAGTAGAGGAACGATAACCCCGACGATAGCCGCTGTCCAGAAAGACGGGTCGCTCCATTTATTTGTCTGAGCGATGCCTTCCTTAAGCTCTTTAAGATCCTGTTTTGCCTCGGTAAAAATCCAGACGCCGATGACAAGAAGTCCGGCGATAACGGGTAAGGTGTTAATATCAGTTAAGAGATGAAGGTCGACACCGAACAGCGCGAAAAATGCGACAATGACTGACCAGATACCAAGAACCCATTTTCTCATAGTTTAAGCCTCCTCTTGTAAGAGATTATATCTATCAGGAGACCAGCGTCCGCCGTTTTGCCGCCACGCCTCACCGATGAGAGCGTAGTCAGCGATAAACGACTTAACCGGAATTCCTGACGCTAAGACGACAAACTCAAACCCGTCGTCACGAATTGCAGTGATAAAAAACTGAGACTTAACCTGACGGGATACCATCAGCAGGCGATTGATGATGACTGAGGTCACTTCTGAGCTCCGGCCTGATTATATTCTGATTATACAGCGTTTGTCTATGCCCCCTCTTTTTATATCTCGAGCGATACTTATCCCGCTCGGCCTTAGATCGCTTATAAGGCCGGTGAATGACATCTCTCGGCAGGGTAACATCAGCTCTCGATGAGATGAGCTGTCTGAGCCTGACAAGGTCAAGCCCGAGCACCTCGCAGGCGACCTTAGCAGTCACGCCCTCAAGCTCGGGCAGGTCGTCGTCAAAAAGCCAGCGCTTAGCTTTTGTTTTTTGTCTCTCACTCCCCATAAGGCAATCCTTTATCATCACGGCCAGAACCCCCCAGAGAATGCGCTGGATTTCATCGGCGTTAATGTCACCCGGCCTTAGATAGTTCATTAGCCGCGTGGGGTGATTAGAGTCAGTGACGCTGAGAGCGTCTCGGGCAGTCGGTCTCTGCCGTTATCTCAGCCCTTGACCTGAGCTCTTTAATAACAGCCTGAAGCCGCCTCACGTCTGCTTGATAGCACTTTAGCTTATACTCGAGGTCATCGATTGTCTTTTTCGGGTTCGGGCGCGGCGGTTTATCGATTAAAACACCGATAAATAAAGATACCGCTGAGACCACGATAAGAATAAAAGCGAAT